CCTTCTCCCAAACCGAGGTTTTTAGGATGCTCTAAGCTTTTTATCAACAATTGCGTTTGGATAAAAACCTCGGTTTTGTAGAAGCGGTCCAAAATGAAATTTCGCGCTCTCGAGGCGTTAAACAATTCATCAGTAGCGGTAAGTTCCAGGTGCCTGATGGTGTAACGACTATTTATCTATCCGGATGTGCTGGCGGCGGCGGTGGCGGTGGCGGCGGTTGCCGAACCAACACCAGTGAATTTGGCGGTGGTGCTGGAGGTGGTGGTGCTGGGCAGTCAGTTATCAAGCGCGCTATAACCGTTAAATCTGGAGAGATAGTTGATGTGATTATCGGGGCGGGTGGTGTCGGTGGAACCACGTCAGTAAACTCAGATGGTAAGGCTGGGGGTACTGGTGGCAATACTGTTTTTGGCAGTTATTTGACCCTTATCGCCGGTCAGGGTGGAGACCCTGGTGGCGGAGGTTCAGCGCAGTATGGCGGGGCTGGCGGAGGAGGATATCCTCGGGGAAGCTCCGGCGGAGATGGTGCGGGTGATAGTGGCAAAACTCTCTTAGTCATTGGAACGGGAAATAGCGGTGCAGGCGCATCTTGCCCATTCGGTGGCGGCGGGGGAGCAGTGCGATCTTCTGGTAATGGCAGTGCCGGCGGCCAAAATGGTTACATTGGAGACGGTTTTGGTGCTGGCGGCGCAGGGGGATCTACTGGCATTAATGGTAACGGTGCTGTAGGTCAGCCCGGTATCCTCATAGTGGAGTGGTAACAGATGACTAATTTCGCACTTATTCAAACAGGTAGTAATTATGTCGAAAATATCATTATCAGGGACAATGAATTTGACATATCCGGCTTCACCATGGTGAAAATAGAAAGTGGTGTTTTTTGCCAGCCGGGTATGTTTTTAAATAAAGCTGATGGTTTATTTTATCAAGACAAAGGGTTTAGTATGATCTATCCATCAGCGAAAGAAAAAATAATTTATTAGTTAAAATCATTTCTTAACAATGAGTTATAGCTCTCGATCTATTTGCCCTAAGCTGGTTTAATGTAAGTATTTAGTTTGCCTGCGGCTTCATGATTTTTTTATGCATTTTTTAAGTGATTAATAGTGCTTGGCTTTTAAAAAACCCGCGTATGCGGGTTTTTAATTATAGGATGTTAGTCTTTTTTTCCGGAATGAATGTGTTGTTTATATAATTCCAACCTTCAGATATTTTCACCCCGCTTGCTGTAATATCCACCCAATGCATATCGGGATGGAAAAGCTTTGTGATTTTTTCCTCAGTGGAAAATAGTTCTTTAACTATATTTTTTTCAATTCTTACATACGTTTTCATGCATATTCCTCAATGATAATCAACCCATCGCCCCCATTCCCACCAGTTTGAGCAGATGAATTACTAACGGAAAATCCTCCGCCTCCTCCTGAACCTAATGCGCCTGGATCACCGGAAAAAGCTGAGCCGGCAGCCATGGGATTCCCTCCCGCACAAAAATACGATGCACCGCCGCCTCCACTCTCATAGCCCGAGGTTTTGATGAAACAAACCCCTGGCCCGCCTCACCTGCACAATGGCAAACTCCTCACCTTTTACCGGAGGAAAAACGATGCTGATTGGCTATGTCAGGGTGTCAACAAATGACCAAAACACCGATTTGCAACGGAATGCGCTGCAGAGCGCAAATTGTGAACAGATTTTTGAGGATAAAATCAGCGGTAAGACCAGTGAACGGCCTGGTTTAAAGCGGGCGCTGCGGACGTTAAAAGAGGGCGATACTTTGGTGGTATGGAAGCTCGATCGACTGGGCCGCAGCATGCGTCACCTGGTCATGCTCACCGAAGAGCTGCGCGAACGCGGGGTAAACTTTCGTAGCCTCACGGACAGCATCGATACCAGCACACCTATGGGCCGTTTTTTCTTTCATGTGATGGGCGCACTGGCGGAGATGGAGCGCGAATTGATTGTCGAGCGAACGCGTGCCGGCCTGACCGCTGCGCGTGAGAAAGGACGCATTGGTGGCCGCCAGCGCATTATGACACCGGAAGTCGTTGCCAGAGCGGAACGCATGATGGCGAATGGCGCCACGCTTCATCAGGTTGCACTCGTATTAGATGTTTCAACCAAAACCATTTATCGTTATATTCCAGCGCCAAAACAGCACCATTTACGCGGTTCTTCTTACTGAACGATCAGCAAACCGCAATCGAATGCATCCTTTTCACTGACCTGACACTCTGAGCACACCCACAACACGGAGTGCTACAGATGTCTGATTTTCATCACGGTGTCCGCGTCGTCGAAGTCAATGACGGTACACGCACCATTTCAACAGTTTCAACCGCCATTGTTGGCATGATCTGCACCGCAGAAGATGCTGATGCAACGGCATTTCCTCTTAACACACCTGTTCTGCTGACCAACGTGCAGGCAGCTATCGGTAAAGCCGGCACCAAAGGCACCTTAGCGGCTGCGCTTCAGGCGATTGCCGACCAGGCGAAGCCGGTAACCGTCGTGGTTCGCGTTGCAGAAGGCGCGAGCCAGGCTGAAACCACCTCTAACCTGATTGGCTCGACGGATGCGAACGGTAAATACACCGGCATGAAGGCGCTGCTCAGCGCGCAAACGCAGCTGGGTGTTAAACCGCGCATTCTTGGCGTGCCGGGTCTGGATTCGCTGGAAGTGGCGACAGCGCTGGCCAGCATTGCCCAGCAGCTGCGTGGCTTTGCCTACGTCTCCGCCTGGAACAGCAAAACCATCTCTGACGCCATGAAGTACCGCGAAAACTTCAGCCAGCGCGAGCTGATGGTGATCTGGCCAGATTTTATTGCCTGGAACACGGCAACCAATAAATCTGAAATGGCTTATGCCACCGCACGTGCGCTGGGCCTGCGCGCCAAAATTGACAACGACACCGGCTGGCATAAAACCCTGTCTAACGTGGGCGTCAATGGCGTGACGGGTATCTCTGCAGATGTTTTCTGGGATCTGCAACAGACCGGCACCGATGCCGATCTGCTGAACGAAAAGTGTGTGACCACGCTGATTCGCAAGGACGGTTTCCGTTTCTGGGGCAACCGCACCTGCAGCGATGATCCACTTTTTGCCTTTGAAAACTACACCCGTTCAGCGCAGGTGCTGGCCGATACCATGGCGGAAGCGCACATGTGGGCCAACGACAAACCGCTGACGCCAGTACTGGTACGCGAAATCATCGCCGGTATCAATGCCAAGTTCCGTGAGCTGGTCAGCGCCGGTTATCTGCTGGGCGCCAACTGCTGGTACGACGAAAGCGCCAACGATAAAGAGAGCCTGAAGGCGGGCAAACTGTTTATCGATTACGACTACACGCCGGTGCCGCCGCTGGAAGATCTGACCCTGCGTCAGCGCATCACCGATACCTATCTGGCGAACTTCGCCGCATCCGTAAACAGCTAAGGAGCCGGATAAATGGCACTGCCACGTAAACTCAAGGGGTTGAACCTCTTCAACGATTCAAACAGCTATCAGGGCATCGTCACCGCAGTTACGCTGCCGAAGCTGTCACGCAAGCTGGATACCTACCGCGCTGGCGGTATGAACGGTGCGGCATTCATTGATAACGGCCTGGACGATGCGGCACTCGATATGGAGTGGACGCTGGGCGGGATGGATGAGCTGGTATTAAGCCAGTGGGGCGCGATGGCGAACGTACCGTTGCGTTTCACCGGTTCTTATCAGCGTGATGACACCGGCGAAGAAATCGCCGTGGAAATCGAAGTACGCGGTAAGCACCAGTCCTTTGACTTCGGTGAAGCCAAACAGGGCGAAAACACCGAAACCAAAATCACCAGTAAAAACACCTATTTCAAACTGACCTGGAATGGCAAAGAGCTGATCGAAATCGACACCGTCAACATGGTGGAGAAGGTCAACGGCGTTGATCGTCTGGAACAGCGCCGTAAAAACCTCGGCCTGGTGTAATAACAACGGCCGGCGCGCCCTGCGCTGGCCCCTCTTGATTGGGATGGAGAAAAAATGGAACAGCTTGATAAGCCAGAACTGAAAGAAAACCTGGTGGTGCTGGAAAGCCCGATTTCACGTGGCGATGTGGTGATCGCTCAGGTTGAGCTGGTGAAACCGACCGCCGGCGCACTGCGCGGTGTGCGGCTGGCTGATCTGGCCTCGTCCGATGTGGATGCCCTGTTGATGGTGCTGCCCCGCATCACCATGCCATCGCTGACCAAAGCAGAGTGCAACGCACTGGACCCAGTTGACCTGATTGCCCTGGGCGGCAAGGTGATTGGTTTTTTGTCAGCGAAATCGGCCGCGTAAGCTGGCCCCGCGATCTGACGGTCAATGACCTGATGGCCGATATTGCCAGCGTTTTTCACTGGCCACCCTCAGAAATGTATCCCATGTCGCTGGAAGAGTTACTCGACTGGCGGCATAGAGTGATGATCCGCAGTGGAGTAACCTCAGATGAGTAACACGCTCAAGCTGCAAGTGCTGCTGGAAGCGGTTGATCGGGCTACGCGCCCGTTCAATGCCGTACGAAAAGAAACCGAAAAGCTGTCTGCGGATATCCAGGAAACGCAGGATCGCCTGGACGAGCTCAATGCCAAATCCGCGCAGATTGAAGGGTTCCGTGAAACCCGCAAAGAACTGGCGCTGACCCAACAAAATCTTAAAAATACCCGGGCAGAAGCAGCGGCACTTGCCATTCAACTTAAAAACACCCAAAACCCTACCGCGGAACAAACCCAGGCGCTGGATAAGCTGCGTCAGTCGGCTAACGCGCTGCAGCAAAAAAACCTTCTACTGCGTCAGTCAGTACAGGATCAGCGCCAGTCCCTGAACGAGGCGGGAATTTCCACGCGCCGGTTGAGCAGCGAGCGCCAGAAGCTAAATCAACAAACAGAGCGCACGACATCCACCCTCAATGCGCAGGGTGAGTCCATGAATCTGCTAAATCAGCGTCAGGACAAACTCAACCGCACCCGTGAACGTTACCGTGCGGGCATGGCGCTGGCAGATAACGTACAAAGCGCCAGTTCGAAAGCCAAAGACTTTGTCGAGAAGGGGCGCAAAGTTATCGATTACCTGTCACCTGCAAATGAGGTTGTGCAAGCTCGCGCGGCGATTACGCAATCGGGTGGCTCATCGGGTGAGGCAAAAGCTGCAGCACCGGCAGTAGCTAACCTTGCAAACGCGACGCAACGTAGCATGCAAGAAAGCGCGTCTTTGGTGCTCAATATTAAAAACGCGTTCGGCATTGCAGATGACCAGGTTGGTCAGTTAGGCGACGTGCTCTCATCGACCTTTGCCAATAAAACAACCGATTTTGCCGCACTTAAGACGGCGATGGTCGCCGTAGGGCCAGCCGCGAAGGACGCCGGTGTAAGCGTTGGCCAGACTGCGGCCATGATGGGCGTGCTGGCGGAAAACGGTATAACGGGCAGCCAGGCAGGCGCCGGCGCCAGTGCGATGTTAACGCACGTTCAGGCGCCTGATGCCAGCGCAGACAGCGCGCTTAAAGCGTTGAATGTGCAAACCGCTGACGACCAGGGCAACAGTCAGCCCATTTTCGCGGTGCTCAGCCAGGTGCAGGCGGCGTTTGAGAAAAACAAGCTCGACGCTGCCCAGCAGGCCACTTATCTGCAGGCAATATTTGGTGAACAGGGCGCCGCACCTGCCGCAGCATTGATGAAGGGCGCTGCCAGTGGCCGGCTGGATCAGCTGTCTCAGGCGCCCGCTGCCCAGCCGCCTGCAGCAGATGCCTCTGTGGATACTAACCTGCAAGCTATCAGTCAGGACGGCTTATCCGTTCAGTCCGTTCTGACCGGCGTCATGAATATCAATCCTCAACTTTCTGACAGCCTGCTGACGCTGGCGGCCGGTGGGCTGACCTTGGTGGATTCCCTGGCCAGCGTCGGGAACATTGCCTGGCCGGTCATTAGCGGGCTGAGCACCATCATGGCGGGCGTGGAGCTGCTGGGCGGTGCATTTGCCATCATCGGCGGCGCCATTACGGCCACGCTGGGAGCGATCACGCTGCCGGTGGTGGTGCTTGGTGCCGCTATCGCGGCGGGGGCCATGCTGGTTTATCAGTACTGGGAACCCATCAGCGCCTTTATCAGCGGCATCGCTCAGGGCTTTAGTGCAGCGATGGGGCCGATAAGCGACGCGTTCGCGCCGCTGAAGCCGGTATTTGAGTGGTTCAGTAATAAAGTGTCCGAGCTGGGGGCCTGGTTCTCAAAGCTGCTGGAACCCGTGAAGTTTTCTCAGCAGGAACTGGCCTCGGCAGGTGAGATGGGACAGCGCTTCGGCAATATGCTGGCGACGGCACTCAAATTACCCGGTGAAGCCCTGAATCAGCTTCGGGGCGGCATTGACTGGGTGCTGGGCAAGCTTGGCATCATCGATGAGAAATCTGACAAGGTGAAAGACAAGCTGCCTCCGCCCAAAATGCGTGAGCAGGATGAAGAGGATGAGGATAACGCGGATGCCCGTCCGGCTGCATCGCGTGCCAGCCTGAACAGCACGCTCAATCAGCCTTTGCCCTCGGTTAACAATTCAAACGTGGATAACCGTCAGCACACGGTCACCAACAATATCTTTACAACAAGTGAGCCTCAGGCGATTGGACAGGCCGTCGCGCAGGCTTCCACGGTTTCGCCGTGGTCCACGTCTGACCATAGCTATAACTCCATGTTTAGTCTGGATTAATTAACCATGATGATGATATTAGGCATGATGCCGTTTGTACGGCAAACCCTTCCCTTCGACAATTTGCAGCATGACATTACCTATCGCTGGGCGAAAAACAGCCGCGTGGGGCGCCGTGAGTCGACCCAGTTTTTGGGCGGCGGCGACGATAAAATCAAGCTGTCTGGCGAACTCCGGCCTGAAATCACCGGCGGCAATGTCACGCTGCTGGCGCTGAAGACTATGGCCGATGAAGGGCTGGCGTGGCCGCTGATTGGCGGCAATGGCATTATTTACGGCATGTTTGTTGTGACGGATTTCTCGGCCACGCATACGGAGTTCTACAGCGACGGCAGCGCGCGCAAGATAGGCTTTACCCTCAACCTGCTGCGGGTAGACGATTCACTAACCAGTATGTTCGGGGACTTAAAAAGGCAGGCGGAAGAACTGCAAAACCGGGCCAGCGACGCAGCGCAACGGGTCGGCTCTGTTATCAAAAGCGCCACCTCTGCGCTGAATGGAGGGCGCTGAGATGAGCGATATCGTCCCGATTCCGGTGCCCCTGCGCGTTGCGCCTACGCCGGACTTTACTATCAAAATTGAGACGAAGGATAAAACGGAAGATATTCGCCCACGGCTGATTTCTCTGAAGTTGACTGACAACCGCGGCCTGGAGGTCGATCAGCTAGACCTGGTGCTCGACGACAGTGACGGCCAGTTGGTCATGCCGCCCTTTGGCGCGAAAGTGGTCTTAGAGATAGGCTGGAAGGGGCAGCCGCTTACAGATAAGGGCTCCTACATCATTGATCAGGTCACCTACCAGGGCGCGCCGGACACGATAACGGTTGTCGCCCGAAGCGCCGATTTTAGCGGTTCGCTCGATGTTAAAATCACTGATTCATATCCAGACATGACGGTTGGCGAGGTTGTGGACAAAATCGCGAAACGTAACGGACTTACCTCCGACGTGCGGCCGGAGATAGCCAAAAAAAAGATTAAGCATATCGATCAGACGCAGGAAACGGACGGCACGTTCATTACCCGGCTGGCTATGCTGGTTGGCGCGGTGGCGGCAATAAAAGATAAGACGCTACTGTTCTTTCCCCCCGGGCAGGGCGTGACCGTGAGCGGAAAGCCGATTCCACTCCTGAATCTGAACCGACAGGATGGCGATAAGTATGAGTACAAATTGTTTAAGCGCGACGATTACAGTGGCGTTGAAGCAAAATGGTACGATCAGAAAAAGGCGCAGCAGAAAGGGATAACCGTCAACACGATACCGCCAGCAACACCGGCGGTGAACCCTGTCCATCCGGCGGCCAAAAATATCCCCACAATCGGGCAACAAGACCCGGGAAAAACCTATGTTTTTGGCAGCAATAAGAAGCTGTTCGTACTGAATACGCATTTCAGTAGCCAGGAGGAAGCAGAGGAGGCGGCTAAAGCGAAGTGGCAGGATCTGCAACGCAACCGGGCTACGTTGAAGATCCTACTGGCACTGGGCGCTGCAAAGCTGATTCCTGAAACGCCGGTCAAAGCCCAGGGCTTTAAATCGGTTATCGATAATCAAAAATGGCTGATTACCAATATCGTGCATACCCTCGATAAAAGTGGATTTACCACCTTGTTGAACCTGGAGCTGATGGTTGAAAACGTGGATTACGTCTTAGTGTAAAAATAGGCTGATTAGATTAATTCTAATTTAAGTTGCTTTTTGTTTAGTCTTTGGCTAATGTTGTCGTATGCCAGAGAGGAGAACCACCATGATGCATTGCCCAAAATGTCAGACCGCCGCCCATACGAAAAGCAGTCGCTACGTTTCGAAAGAGACGAAAGAACGTTATCACCAGTGCCAGAACATTAACTGCAGTTGTACCTTTAAAACCCTGGAGAGCGTGTCCGGGATTATCGTCGAACCGGCGCAGATCAATACGGTGCCGATGATGGCAAAAGGCAGCAATAACCCCTCACCGCAGCTGCTGTAAGCCCAACCCGCGAAAGCGGGTTTTTTTATGGCTGCGGCCTGGATAGGATCGCTGAGAGATGAGGCTGAAGGCCAGCGAGCCGTTGACGTTTAAGGGGGCGACAGCGCCCTCTGGGAGTTCTGTTAATAACTGTACGGCGGGGAGGGCGCGCGGACCCTTGGGGACAATGGCAATAACTGTACGGGAATGAAAAGATTTCAGAAGTGTCAGCACGACAAAATATATGTCCAGTGAATGGAGATGAATCGTGGCGGTATTTTCGGCAGAAGAAACTCAGGGTTATAAAGCATTTTGGCACTGAGTGTGAGTCAACAGTGATATTTTAAATTTTGCATGCGAATTCCCTTCTTCCCTGCGGAAGAAGGGAAGGGTCCAAAATCAGTGAACGATATGTGTAAATTTGCTCTCAATCATCACCAGCCCCGACTCTGTTCGCACAAAGCGAGGCGCGGTTAAGTCATCAGCCATGATGTTAACCATCTGGAATAACAAGCCTGTGATATGTTTTTGCAAGTCTGCCGGGGCCTGCTGATTCAGCAATACTAACGTTAACGCGCTGCAATATTGCCGCATCTCTTCCGAGTCTATCAAATCCTTGGTGCGACAGGCTTTGTCATCACCTTTCTCCACTGTGAGGCGCTCAATCAGGTGTTCTGGCAGTGGCTGGTCCAACAGAACCCTCAGGACTTCCAGTGCAGCAAGCAGGCGACCGCATAGCGCCATGCGAGCTGCGAGCTCGTTACATTCCACCAGGGCATCGACATAGCGCACGCACGTATCCAGCACCTGAAAGAGATCGTGCGTGGTGCCGAGCGGCGTTTTCAAGAGGTTTGAGATCGCAGATCCGATAACTGGCTGAATGTCCACGATTTGATGATGGGCGGTTGTGTTACTATCGGTATTAGCCATAGCGTTGTTCCTTAACACTGAACGTTGTGGTTAAACGCTCCGGTATGTGTTGCATCACTGCCGGAGCGTTGCTCTCTTAAAAGACCTCGTGTTAGTGTGGTCTTTTATAAGGCTAAATTGAAGGAGTAGGTAGCCACATGTCAATAATAATGCGTGAAAAAAAACCAAAAGGTGGAGGCAAGTCCCCACAATTTAAAATGCGCATTGATCCCGCCTTGAAAAAACAGCTCGATGCGGTTGCAACTGAAGAAGGAATTAGTCTGGCAAGCTGGTTAAAGAATCTGGCGAGGGAGGCATTAAAGGCAAGGGGAATTGAGCCGAAGGGATAAATTTGTGGGTGAAATGTTGAGTTAATTATATGTGTGGTAAATGAAAAAAAACCAAATTTCGATATTGTGAAGTTTTTAATGTGGCCATTACGAGTTTGATTAAATAGTAGAGGCTTTGATGGAGTTGTGAGTAAATGAAGCTTTTTACTGTATGGTTAATGCAATCATTTTTCTATCTTGTACCGATTATAGCCAGTGCTGTTGGCGCTTATTTTATTGTGTGATTTGTTCCATTTTATCCTATGGGGTTTTTCTTTGCCTGGGTCAGTATCGTTGCTTATCTTTATGTAAGATATAGTAAGTGGGTTTAATTCTAAATACAGGGTTTATATCTATCATTTTAAATTCCTCACAGTAATATCGTATTTTGCTGCAACCTGTTTATCGATGTAATCGAAAAAAATTGAATGTTACCCCAGCAAGTCATTTTGAAATTTTGGCTAACCTTACAAGCTTCATTTTCGTTAGACTTAAGTCAGTGAGCAAGTGATTATGAGTCCCATTTTGAAGCGAGTGAAATCAGTAACTTACTGATATTGATGTTTTCTTTAGGCCGTATAGTGCTGAGAAGTGGCACATAGCGTTGAGCTCTGCTGCCACTTTGCTGCCATTTTTCAAATAACTTAAGCGACGAAATCTCGAAGAAAATTTTTTTAGTCTTGTAATTGAAAATGTATAACTGTTAACACAAGATTTGACATCTTTAGCGAATTTATAGAAATTTGAAAAGCCCCTGAAAGTTTGTGTGGTAATTGCTTTTTATGGTAGAAAACGGAGGGGAAAATTTAGGTTTTTTTACGTCGTTAGTATAGAAGATATCAACGCCATGTTGGTTTAAAGTGTTAAGTACTACCGTAGTTGGATGCGGATCAATGTGATTAGATTTAAAATTATTATGGCTTATGACAGCATAGGTTGGTTGAATGTGACTCACTATTGATAAGTCCATATTATGCGCTGAACCGTGATGCGGCACTTTCAATACATCCGCTCTTAAATAATTGCTGTATTGACCATTCATCATTCGGTTGAATGCACTTATATCCGCATCACCAGTGAAGAGCCAAGATATTTCATCTATGTAGCACTTATATTTAAATACTATGCTGGTGTGGTTGGATAATAACTTTAGATGATTTCTTACAAGGCTTGTTATATTATTTCTGGTTGCGCTGTTAAGGAATGAATGCATAGAAGTGAAGAATTTTATAACGAACTGTTTTGCTTGTTCTTGATATAATTCTGAGGATTCTTCAGGGGTAAAATCCGGAACATAATTAACAATTTCTTCTATCTCAATTTCAAATCCAAGTTCATTCAATTTTCTCACAACACCTTCAAGGCTATAATCGTCATTATTCGGATTTCTTTCGTCAAACCAATCAAATACTGACTTTGTGTTTTTAGGCGGGTTTAGAACTTTGAAGTTATCACAACCGGTTGGGAAAACATAATCGCCCTCACCTAAAAAAGAAACTTTTATACTTTTTAGTTTCGGAATCGATAGTTTTTTATAAGCTGCGTAATCCTTTTTAAGTATTCTGTTTATTTCAAGAATTTCAGGTAAATACCAAGGGATAAACAACTCATGAACTTTTACACTAGAGCTTGCGATTAAATCCATTAAACCGCCCATATGATCTTTATGGGAATGCGTTATCAGAACAGCGAGATCACCCAGTGAAGAAGGTAGTCTCATATGAATTTTTTGTGACTTGTATCCTGTGTCTATCAGTAATGGTAAAACATCACTCAAACATCTTTCGTTATTGATTAAGAACGAATCGCCTTGTTTAACGTTATAAACAGTTATGCTCATGATATATCCTATATATTATTGGTAATCCATTAATGTAAAAATAAGATTGAATTCTTCACCCTCGAAAAGCCACTAAATTTCATTGAGTGTCAAAGTTAAACATGATGGTCTCACTGGCTTCTTTATCATATTTTTCTTAATGGATTAAGAATCATTGCTTCTGAAAGATGGTCTGGCGCAAAGTGTGCATAACGCATCGTAACCTTAATATCTGTATGCCCCAATATTCGCTGAAGCACTAGGATATTGCCTCCGTTCATCATGAAATGAGACGCAAAGGTATGCCTTAAAACATGCGTCAATTGCCCTGCAGGTGTCTCTATGCCAGCGCGTTGCATGGCCTTTCTAAAGGCTGAGTAGCATGGTTTAAAGAGCAACTGTGCTTTTCTTGTCGATGGCAGTTCAGCCTGTAATTTTTCAGTTATCGGCACCGCTCGGTTTTTCTTGCCTTTAGTTTTAACGTAGATGATCTGACCGGCGCGGATTTGGTTTCCCTTTAAGCCTTCGGCCTCACTCCATCGTGCACCAGTTGCCAGGCAGATTTTTACAATAGTTGTCAGATCTTTGGAGCGGCTGTTCTCGCATTCTTGGAGAAGGGTTCTGATTTCCTCAATGGTGAGATACGCCATTTCCGATTCACTGATTTTAAACTCGCGCACGTCCTCTAACGGGTTGGGTGCGGTCCATTCATCCAATCGGCGTAACTCGTTAAACATTGCCCTGAAATACACCAGCTCTAAATTGACCGTACGAGGCGTTACCATCTCCACTCGGTTGGAGCAGGTAATTTTGCCACTTAACCGCTACTCGCGATAAGAAGCAAAAATTTTCGCGTTAAACTTAGTTGCAAGTTGGTTTCCCATTACCTCGCAGGCAAAAGCCATTATGGTTCGCCGCTTATCTGCTTTATCTCCCAACCAGGGCTTATCTTGAGCCTGTTCTTTTATGAATTTCTCATAGGATTGTGCTCCGCCCTTCATCGCAAACTGGCGGCGAATCATTTTGCCTTCTCGGCCGTTTGAGAAGATCTATATCTGGTATTTTACGACCAATGACGAATTCTGAAAACAAAAAACCCACCCTTGTGAGGTGGATTAACTGCATGATTTTCATCATTAAATTTGGTGGCCCCTGCTGGGTTTGAACCAGCGACCAAGCGATTATGAGTCGCCTGCTCTAACCACTGAGCTAAGGGGCCAATGGAGCGGGGATTATAAAGTATCTGTCCGGGGCAATCCAGCGTTGTTCGGCTGGTTGCTGAAATAAGCAGCAATGTTTTACTTGCTGATAACTATGATAAAACAGACGAAAATCTCTGGCTGATGGGCGGCGGTGCAACTGACGCTGTTATCCTTAAATGTCTTTCCCCGCTTAACAATAAAAAAAGCCCACTCAGGCCAGGACGTTAACCGGCAAATGCGCTTTAATCAGTGGCAAGATTATGATGAATAAGGATGCGTGAGCGGCTGTAAGACGCAGCGCAAAGCCAGGAGCCCCATGAGCGAACACAACATCACCGATATCATCGCACCGGACCTGAACGTGCTGTTTTGCGGCATCAATCCCGGTCAGTCGACGGCGCACACCGGCTATCATTTTGCGCATCCGGGTAACCGCTTCTGGAAGGTGATTCATCTGGCAGGTTTTACCGAGCAACAGCTGAAGCCGGAAGAGGAGCAGCGTTTACTGGAAACCGGCTGCGGTATTACGATGCTGGTCGAGCGTCCGACCATTCAGGCGAATGAACTGGGTGGTGATGAGCTACGCGATGGCGGTCAGCGGCTGGTGGACAAGGTGCTACGTTATCAGCCTGCCGCACTGGCTATCCTGGGTAAGGATGCCTTTAAGCGCGCGTTTCGGCAGAGCAAGGTGGAGTGGGGCGAGCAGCCGATTTACATGGGGAAAACCCAGGTTTGGGTGTTGCCGAATCCGAGTGGGTTAAATCGTGCGTCGCTGGAAGAGATGGTGGCGATGTATCGTCAGATGTACGATGCGCTACACGCACAAGGTTAAAGGTCAGGCGTGAAAAGTGGGGAAGGGCGGCAGATATAAAAAACCCCGGTGAACCGGGGTTTTAACTGACTTAGTCGTCGAGGAAGCTACGCAGCACTTCCGAGCGGCTCGGATGGCGCAGTTTACGCAGGGCTTTCGCTTCAATCTGACGGATACGCTCACGAGTAACGTCAAACTGTTTGCCTACTTCTTCTAACGTGTGGTCGGTGTTCATATCGATGCCGAAACGCATGCGCAGCACTTTGGCTTCACGGGCGGTCAGGCCAGCCAGCACGTCATGGGTGGCAGAACGCAGGCTCTCAGAGGTGGCAGAGTCCAGCGGCAGCTCCAGCGTGGTGTCTTCGATAAAATCACCCAGATGTGAATCTTCATCATCACCAATCGGCGTCTCCATAGAGATAGGCTCTTTGGCAATCTTCAGCACCTTACGGATCTTATCTTCAGGCATCAACATGCGCTCAGCCAGTTCTTCTGGCGTCGGCTCGCGTCCCATCTCCTGCAGCATCTGGCGCGAGATACGGTTGAGTTTGTTGATGGTCTCAATCATATGCACCGGAATACGGATGGTACGCGCCTGGTCAGCGATAGAACGGGTAATCGCCTGACGAATCCACCATGTGGCATAAGTTGAGAACTTATAGCCGCGACGGTATTCGAACTTATCAACCGCTTTCATCAGACCGATGTTACCTTCCTGAATCAGATCCAGGAACTGCAGACCACGGTTGGTGTATTTCTTCGCGATGGAAATGACCAGACGCAGGTTAGCTTCAACCATCTCTTTCTTCGCGCGGCGGGCTTTCGCTTCACCGATCGACATACGACGGTTGATGTCTTTCACCTGCTCGATGGTCAGGCCGGTTTCTTCTTCAATCTGGGCCAGTTTCTGCAGAGAACGCATCACGTCATCCTGCACGTCCAGCAGTTTTTCAGACCACGGCTTGTTCATGGCCAGTGCGGCTTTGAACCAGCTCTCGTTAGTCTCGTTACCGGTGAACAGCGTAATGAAGTTTTTCTTCGGCATTTTGCACACTTCAATACACAGCTTCATGATCAAACGTTCCTGAGTACGGACACGCTCCATCATTTCACGCATGTTGTTCACGAGGTAGTCGAACTGCTTCGGTACCAGGCGGAACTGCTTAAAGACGTCAGACAGGTTCTGGATCTCGGCAACCGAGGCAGCATGGCTGCGTCCTTTGCTTTTGATCACGTCACGCGTGGTTTCGTACTGCGTGCGCAGGTCAGAGAACTTCTCGCGCGCCAGTTCTGGATCGATAGAGTTATCGTCGTCAGAGCTGTCGTCATCGCTCTCTTCGTCGTCATCTTCGTCGTCGTTACGATCGGCTTCAGACAGCTCAGAACCCACGTGAGTGGCGGTCGGTGCCAGGTCTTCTTCAGCGTTAGGATCAACAAAGCCAGTGATTAAATCTGACAGGCGCGACTCGCCTGCTTCAACGCGATCGTACTGATCCAGCAGGTAGGTAATGGCTTCCGGGTATTCAGCAACGGAACACTGAACCTGGTTAATACCGTCTTCGATACGCTTCGCGATGTCTATTTCGCCTTCGCGGGTCAGCAGTTCAACGGTACCCATTTCACGCATGTACATGCGAACCGGGTCAGTGGTGCGGCCAATTTCAGATTCAACGCTGGATAATACCTGAGCGGCAGCTTCCGCGGCATCTTCGTCAGTATCGGAGCTGTTTTCATTCAGCATCAGATCGTCGGCGTCCGGGGCTTCTTCAACCACCTGGATGCCCATGTCGTTAATCATCTGGATGATGTCTTCGATCTGATCGGAGTCGACGATATCTTCCGGCAGATGGTCATTGACCTCAGCATAGGTCAGATAGCCTTGCTCCTTACCACGGGTGACAAGA